TTGATGGGATTTGAAGAAAAATGAAAAAAATGTAAAAGAAATGGCAAAAGATATACTTAAAGAAGGTATAGAAAATGGATTAGGCAATGATGCAAGTTTTCTAACAAGCTATCATTTACTAGAAGTACAAATTGAAATGCTAGATGGATTGGAAAAATCATTCAAAGAAGATGGAGCAATAACTACTAAAGAGTATGTTAAAGGCAGAGAAAATGTATATGTCCATCCAGCAGTAGATAAATATACAAAAACAAGTGATAGTGCTTTCAATAAGATATTAAAGATAAAAGAAATGATAGATAAATACACAAATACAGAAGATGATGAATTTAATGCATTTCAAGATATGGAATAATGACATATATAGAAGAATATAATAATTGGATCAAAAACAATCCTAATAAAGTATGTAATAAAGTAAAAACAATATACGATAGATTAGCCAAAGAAGTACATATTGAAAATAAAGTTACTTTTACTAATAAAATAACTGGAGAAGTAGAAACACATACTTATATATTTGATGAAAAGAAAGGAAATAGATGTATTGAATTTATTGAGAAATTCTGCAGACAGTCTAAAGGTAAATGGAGTGGTAAACCACTAAAACTAGAATTATTCCAGAAAGCATTTATACAAGCATTATTTGGATTTGTAGATAAAGATACTGGAAAAAGAAAATACAGAAAAGCAATATTCTTTGTAGCTCGTAAAAATGGAAAGTCAGTATTAGATAGTGCAATAGCAAATTATATGTTAACCAGTGATAGAGAAGGTGGAGCAGAGATTTATTCTATTGCAACTAAAAAAGACCAGTCAAAGATAGTATGGGAAGAAAGTAGAAAAATGATAAAGAAAAGTCCATCACTAGATAAAAGAATAAGATGTCTAGTAGGTGGTATTTATTATGATGCTACTGATTCAAGTTTTAGAGCTTTATCAAGTGATAGTAATTCTTTAGATGGATTAAATAGTCATTTAGTAATTGCTGATGAAGTACATGCATGGAAAGATAAAAACTTATTAGATGTTATGTATGATTCAATGAGTGCTAGGGAACAACCTTTATTAATAGAAACATCAACTATGGGAACTGTAAGGCAGAATGTATTTGATATTGAATATGATTATGCTAGTCAAGTAATAGATGGAGTAATACAAGATGATGTTTTATTACCTATCATTTATGAATTAGATGATGAAAAAGAATGGACTAATGAAGAGTGCTGGTATAAAGCAAATCCAGCTTTAGGAAATATAAAACCAATAAAGACACTAAGAGAAAAAGTAGAAAGAGCAAAGAATAATCCAATAGAGCTAGTCAATTTATTATGTAAAGATTTCAATATAAGACAAAATACAGTAAATGCATGGCTAACATTTGAAGATTTGAATAATGAAGAGATATATAACGATTGGAAAGATTGTTATTGTATAGGTGGATGTGATTTGTCAAGTACTACTGATTTAACATGTGCTACTTTATTAGGTGTAGTTAAAGGAAAAATAAGAATAAAGCAAATGTATTGGATTCCAACTAATTTATTAGAAAAAAAAGTAATAGATGATAAAATACCATATGATAAATGGATAAAGGCTGGATGGATGAGATTAAGTGGAGATAGTAAAATTGATTATCATGATGTAACTAAGTGGTATTTAGAAGAAGTACAAAATAATGATTTGAGGCCATTATGGATAGGTTATGATAGCTGGAATGCTCAATTCTGGTGCGATGAAATGACAGATAATGGATTTACAATGCAAGAAGTAAGGCAAGGATATAAAACAGAATCAGCTCCATTAAAACAAATGAAAGCAGATTTGATAGATAAAAAGATAAATTATAATAATAATCCAATATTAAAATGGAACTTATCAAATGTAGTAGTAAAAGTTGATGATAATGAGAATATTATGTTATCTAAAGAAAAAGCAAGGCAAAGAATAGATGGTGCAGCAAGTTTAATGGATGCATATGTTATTTACATTAATAGACAACAAGAATACTTGAATTATATTAGTGAGGAGGTATAAAAGGTGGAAAGAAGGAGTTTATTTAGTAGAATATTTGGAAATGATAAAAGTACAACTAATCCAGAAAAAGCTACTGAAGTAAGAATACTAGATGATAGTAAAGCAATATTTACTCCATATAAAGGAGATTTTAAAAATGATGCTGATGTAAGAGCATGTGTAGATGCCATTGCTAGAAATGGAGCAAAGATGCATCCTAGACACATAAGAAATAATAAAGATGGAATGGATAATATAAAAGGTAATTTATATAGAATATTAGCAAAGCAACCAAATGAATTACAAAATGCATATCAATTCTATTATCAAGTTATTTCTAATTTGGAGTTATACAATGATTCATTTATTTATATTCAAAGAGATTTAGATAATAATAGAGTTACTGGATTATATCCATTAGATTTCAAAGAAGGTAAATTGTATGAATATAATGGTGCTTTATTTGTTAAGTTTAAATTTGGAAGAAGTAAAGAGAGATTCGTACCATATGATAGTTGCATTCATTTAACTAGATTTGTAGGAGAAGATGGATTATTTGGTGGAACTGTAACTCCAATAGTAAAAATACTATCTATGAAGCATATCATGGATGAAGGAATGATAAATGCTATTAAAACAACTCAAAATATTAGAGGAATTGTAAAGTCAACTCAAGCAATGTTAAAACCAGAAGATGTTAAGAAGATGAGGGATCAATTTGTAGATGACTTTATAAAAAATAGTAATAAGAGTGGTATAGGTGGATTAGATGCTACTACTGAATTTACTCCAGTTAAAATAGAGCCAACTACTGCAAATGATAGCCAAATCAAAATAATAGATAGTAAATTACTATCTTATTTTGGTGTAAATGAAAACATCATTCAATCAAAATATAGTGAAGATGAATGGAATGCATTTTATGAAAGTGTATTAGAGCCAATAGGATTACAAATGAGTTTAGAATTTAGTAATAAGATATTTACTCCAACTGAGAAGTACTTTGGAAATGAAATAATATTTGAAAGCAATGCATTACAATATGCATCTAATAGTACTAAAATACAATTATTAAGATTTGGAACTAATATAATGACACAAAATGAATTAAGAGAAGTATTTAATCTAGCTCCTAGAGAAGGTGGAGATGTAATACTAATAGACCAGAATCATGAAGTTATGGAAGATGTAGAAAATATAGAAGAGGAGGGAAATAATGAAGGAGAAGGAAATTAGAAAACTAGATATTCAATTTAGAGCAGAAGATACAGAAGATGGAAAAATGGAAATAAAAGGATATGCTGCTGTATTCAATAGTCCAGAAACATATGATTATACAGAAGTAATTGATTCAAAGGCATTTGATGAAGCTGATATGAGTGATGTAGTACTAAGATATAATCATAATGATAGTTTTATGGTATTAGCCAGAACTAGAAACAAATCACTTGAATTAAGTGTAGATGAAAAAGGATTAATGATAGATGCTACTTTACAAGATGATATTACAGAGCATAAAAATATCTATAATGCTATAAAGAGTGGATTAATAGATAAGCAATCATTTGCATTTACAGTAGAAGAAGATAATTATGATTATGATACAGATACAAGAACTATTACTAAAATAGGAAAACTATTTGATGTATCAGTAGTGGATCAACCATTCTATAATGCAACTGATGTATCTATTGCTAGAGATATGAATAATAATGATTTCTTAGAAAGAAGAGAAACAGTAAGAAAAGAAGTAGAAGAGCAAAGACTAGAAGAAGAAAGACAAGAAAAGTTAAAAGAAGCAAAAGACAAATTATTATCAATGTTAGATTAATATGATTATGAAAGAAGTATCTGGAGAGATGCTTTTTTTGATACTGGAGAGTATCTAAGTCATTTTAATAGATTGCTGGAGAGCAGTTTTATGGAGTTTAGGATGCCAAAAAGAACTAAATAGTAAAGGAGGTCAACATGACTAGAAAAGAAGAAATTGAAGCTCGTAAGATGGAAATTCGTGAAGAAGTTGAAACTACTGAAGAAGTTGAAAAAATAGAAGAACTAACTGAAGAAGTAGAAGCTTTAAATGAAGAAGAAGAGCAAATCAAAGAAGATGAAGAAAATGAAGAGAAAGCAAAAGAAGTAGAAGAAAAAAGTTTTCTATCAAAAGAAATAATTAAGGAGGAAAGAGAAACAATGGAAAACAAAGAAATGAGAAATACTAAAGAATATATTAATGCTTATGCTGAATATATCAAAGGAAATGATAAAGAACTAAAAGCATTAATAACTACTGATGGTTATGCAACTGGAAATAGTGCAACAGTAGAAGTACCAGATATGGTATATGATATTGTTAAAACTGCATGGCAAAGAGAAGATTTAATGGCTAGAGTTAACACTTTATCTGTTAAAGGAAATCTAAAAGTACAATTTGAAGTATCTGGAGATGCTGCAGTAGTACATCAAGAAGGTAATAGTGCTGTAAGTGAAGAAAGTCTAGTATTAGGAGTAGTTACATTAACTCCAGTATCAATTAAGAAATGGATATCTATAAGTGATGAAGCTTTAGATATGAGAGGAGAAGCATTCTTAAATTATATCTATGATGAATTAACTTATAGAATTGCTAAAAAATGTGCTGATGAATTAGTAGATAAGATTTCTAAATTACCTTCATCATTAAGTGCAAATGCAAGTGGAGTTTATGATAAAGTATCTGCTAATAAGATAGCATCTGCTCCAGCAATTGGAACAGTTGCAGAAGCAATTGCTAATTTAAGTGATGAAACTAGAGATATTACTATCGTAATGAATAAATTAACATATGCTGCATTCAAATCAGCTCAATATGCTGCTAATTATCCAGCAGATATATTTGAAGGTGCTACTGTAGTATTCAATAATACTTTACCAGCATATTCATCTGCTAACAATGGAGCAGTATATATGATAGTTGGAGATTTCAATCATGGAGCATTAGCTAACTTCCCTAATGGAGAAGGTATTGATATGAAATATGATGATACAACATTAATGACTGCTGATTTAGTACGTATTTTAGGAAGAAGATATGTAGGTATTGATGCAGTTGCTGATAAGGCTTTCTGTTTAGTTGCTAAAGGAACTATATCAGCATAATTTAAAGAAAGAAGGTTATAGACTATGCTAGAAGAAATAAAAAAGATACAAGGCATTAATCATAATGATTTTGACACAATGATTAACACTTGGATAGAAGCTGCTGAATTAGATTTAAAAAGTATTGGCATAGTCAATACATTAGTTAGTAATCCTAATAGTCTAGTTAAGACTGCAATTATCACTTATGTATTAAGTTTTATAGATCCAGATAATGCTGATATGTATGCATCTAGTTATGCATTACAAAAAGATGTATTAAGACATACAACTGAATACATAG